CCTTGAAAACCACCTTCTTGTCCTTGAGCAATATCGTCAAAGGAGTAATTGTAATCTGTATTTTGACCTGCTATCAGTTGAGGATCTGTTTCTGGATCATTATATAGTTCATCACCATATCCACCAAACCCACCCTCTTGACCCTGAGCTGTGTCATCAAAATAATAATCTTCGTAATCATCCATATTTAAACCTCATATTTTCCAGAAATTATAATTGTATTACCAGTTGCAACCCATGAGGATGGATAACAACGATCGTTTGTAGAATCTAATAATCCTGTACCTATACCAAGTAATGTAGTTTTATTAGAGGTAGTAACTGTATCATCTTGAGCAGCAGCAACAGGTAAATCACAATAAGTTGTACCTGCTGTGGATGCTGTTGTTGCTGTACCTGAACAAGAAATCTTGACAGTATAAAAGATAGTTCTACCTATCCGTGAATATCTACCAGCATATGTAGCAGCACCAGTGCCATTAACAACTGTTAAATTTGTAAATGTTGGGGACCATGTACCTTGAGTAGAATCTAATACTGCTGTATGTTCAGTATTTGTCAGATGATACATTTCTCCTGCTGTACCACCTTGTAATCCTTGGAGAGAATTATGAAGTCTTATAGCAATATCAGTAATATTAGAACCAGCAAAGTTAATAATATACCAAGGAACAGAACCTGATGTTGATATATAATTTCTTAATTGTCTATACCATTCTAACCATGTAAAAGATCCTGGTTTATCTTGAATGGGTGGTGGAGGTAAACCTGCCATTATGAAATCCCTTCAGTATATTGTAATTCCATTGCTTCATATCTTGTTTGTGGATTAGTATTTACATCTTCAAATTCAAAAGATCTACGTCGAAATTGACCTAAACGCATTACATAAGGAGGAAGATCTCTGTCAGAATACATATCAATACTGGATGTTCCAACTATAGGTACAAAATCTCTATAGTCATTATCATGCATATATAATTTAATAGGAGTACTACCTGTATCCACTTGATCCATAAATAGAGAAAGTTTATATAGAAATTTTCTATTCATAGTATCCATATCTATTCTGTTAGTTCTGAACAAGACTCTTATATCATAAGCAGATGTATCAGTAACATTATCAACACCCGTGTGATGTTCTATTCTAACCACCCAATTGTCAGTACTGAAGATAGGAGTAGTTCTAATCATAGTTAAAATACTAACATCAACTTGTCCATACATATGTCCATTACCTACATCTGTTACATAGTTAATACAGAATCTACCACCATTCATACCCCACTCATGCCATAGTTTTTCATCAGGATCATATACAAAAGTTCTATCAGTAGTTGGTAGATTTATTAAATAAAACATATGTCCAGAGATTCTAAGATTATAACCTTTGATTGCTGTCATATCATATTCATGATCTAGCATTTTATCCAGATATTCATCTGATACTTTTCTAGGTTGGAAACCATCAAGTAACCAATAGGCGTATCCACCAGAATCTGATCTACCTACAAAAGCACAATTTCGCTCATGCTGACAAACAGAATCCGCAGAAGCACAACCTACTTGCAATGGAGCACCTTCATTTCTATTAAATGGAGAACCTGCTGCATTTGCTGCATTATAAAAGAATTCAGCTGAGTACTCCCCAAAAGCTATGATTTGATTATTCTGTCTAGCAAGAGCTGTAATAGGATCAGGAAAACTTTCAGCAGATACAAAGTTAGTTGCGTCCCATGATGTAGGATCATCTACAACACAATTATATAAATCAGAACCTTTAGCCAAGACAATATAACCATCCATGAAAACAGGAGATACTATATGTGGGGATGGGAAATCTGCATCTATAATAGGGGTAACAGTACCTGCTGTATCTATAACCCAACCATCTACACCATCACATACAAATAGATAATCTCCTGTAGATGCTGAGTTACCTACAATCATAGCAATTGTTGTGTCTGTAGTTGTGATAGTTAAACCTAAAGGAGTAGGTGCTCCTACACTACCAAAAACATCCTCATAAATATCACTACCATAAGCAGCATATATCTTGCCATTAAAGAATTGTATCCCTCTTGGAACATCAGTGGAGAATGACTTATATGCATCTAATCCAGGTCTTTTAATTATCCATGTTTTAGTAATATCAGTTTGATCTACTTTTCTAGATTCTGGATAGCAGTTTAAAAATCTTTGGTCCTTATCAGCATTATCTCCTCTATTAGAAAAAGCACCAAATAAAGGTAATTTAATTTTCTCCAGACTACCTTGTGCTTGTCGTCGTTGTGCCATTATCTATTCCTTCTTTGTTGTCTCACCAAATTAACTAATGTTTTTGCTAAGTCTGAATTAGATCTAGCTCTGCGAGAATCATAATTACTACCAGTATTATTAGTCATAGTACTAAGAAAATCACCAAGACCAGAAGCTAAGCTACTACTAAGTGCTCCCTCACCTATATTCTGTTTCTTAAACAGACTCTGTAGAGCACCACTAGCACCACTACCAATCATGTTAGCACCAGTCTTACCTAAAGTATCTCCTAAGTTTGAAGATATATAATTTCCAGCCAATGGTCCTAATCCAGCACCTACACCACCAAGTAGTGCATCTTTGACTCCACCACCTTGTGCTAATCCTGATAAAGCACCAACACCTCCACGTACTATTGATGAACCTATTTTACTACCAGTACCTAAAGTGTTACCTAGAGATGAACCTAGTTTATCAAAGGCACCAGCTTGACCTAAGCCACCAGTTACTGCACCAAGTATACCACCTAAATGATTACCAGAAGATAATGAACCTAAAGTACTTAAAGCTAAACCCATTGGAGCTAATGGAGTAAAACTTAAAACAGATCCTAAACCCTGCATTATCTTACTAGCCAAACCACTACTTTGATGATGGTATTGTGAGTTATCCACATTAGTCCAACCAGGTAGCTTTTCAGCATTCTCTGATGGTACATAAAGACTATTAGCATCCAATGATTTTGTTAATTGATTCCATGTATTGGGATCATTATATTGTCTTTGTAGTCCATAACTAAATTGTGTGCTACCTTTTGTATCACTTCTTCTCACAGTATAAGGATCAACATAACCTAGTGTATCTTGTGTAGCAGGTGTTGGGTCCATTTTATAACCCATAACTTTATTGTTATAGATTAATGGTGTTGAACCAAATAAACTCTGTAATCCTTTAATGCTTTGATTTTGATTATCCCCTGACATTGCCATAGATGATCTATTTGTTGTTGCATCATACGGAATTGGTTTACCGTTAAGTACTTGTCCTAAGACTTCCCACTTATCTAAATCACCTGCGGAATACGGTGAAGTATTGGAATACTGTGTAGGATTTAGAAATGTTGGATAATAATTATCCATCTCTGTAGCCAGTGGAGGACTTAAACCATATGGATTTTTACTTTGTTCTTGTTGAGCAGCTAATTCTTTTATAGTATCATCTAAACCTTTATAACCTTTACCTATAGAAGAACCACTAGAGCCTAAAATATTATAAGTACCATCACCTAGATCTTGAGTATTATATCCTGTAGTACCCCATTGAGCACTACTAGGATCTACATCACCTTGATAGTAATTCTGACCTTTGTATGATGTAAGAGGATTTTTTAAATTTAGAAGATTATATAATGTAGGATCTACACTACCTTTAGAAGCTTTCCAACCTTTACTTTTTAAAGCATTAGTAACATTATTAGGATCAGAATAATCTGTATCACCATAGTAATAATATTTACCACCAGCTTTAGATAAAGCATTACCTACATAATCTTGTGTTTCTTGATCAGGATTTTGATTTCCTGCTAGTTTATTACCAGCACCTAAATAATCCTGTTGTCCTTGTTGTTCCTTTAGTTGATTTTTAAAATTCATTTGAAATGATGTTGGATCAGTTGTACCCAATCTTATCATTTCATTTTTTCGTCGTTGACTACCTAGTTTAGCTCTATTAACTGCATCAGCAATTTGATCTAAACCTAAAATTTGAGAAGAATCTGGTTGCATTATTTAATCACCAATTGCGAAAGTCACGTTGGAAGAACATAGAACCTTCTTCTAAACCAAAGTTCATAGCATCCTGTTTAATAATAGTCATCTCATTCCAGAGTTGTTTTCTATCGGCAAGGGGAATACCATAAGAAGGAGCTAACCTACAGGCAAGACCATAACAGAGAGCATCAAACCATTCTTGAGGAAAGTCAGGTTCATCAACATCTGCATCAAGATCCTCAAATGGTCTTTGGTAATGAATAACAACTGTATTATTAGCTGCCTCTACAGTAGTTGGAGTAGGGAAAACATATAGATCACCATAAACTCTTTGTGGATCATAATAAATCTGTATAGGATTACCAGATACAGATTTATTACCCAGCATATTATACTCTTGTCTAGTCAGGATTCTCATAGGAATATCTATGAGAGATGTTGAATTTCTATTAAAAGCTTGATGGATCTTTAATGGTTTTGCTATATCTATAGTTTCCCCAAGACCAATTCTATACTTATTAACTCCATCTGTCAATGGAACATTGTAAGAAGTTATTGCCCATAGTTGTAATCCATCAGCCATCCAGGATTTAACTAAACCATTTAAAGCTAGATTAGCATCTGATAGATCATAAGCAGTAGGAGTTCCACCTTGAGGAACAGCATTCAA